ACGTACCCGACACCGCGGAGACCGCGGCGACGGTGGAGCGCTTCGAGGCATGGGCGAGCAAGGACGGACACACCGCGTTGGGCGGGACGCGGGATGCCGTGCCGTTGAACAACTGGGGCAAAGCGGACGACCGCAGCGGGGTGCGTAGACGCTCGGGGTGTCCGGGGACGGGTCAGGCATCGTCCCGCGTCCCTTGCGCTCGTTCCAGGATCTCGACCATCCGCTCGACCCCGTCGTCGTAGCCGTCGTGGTAGCTGCACAGGAACCAGCGGTCGCCGCGGTGCTCGCATCCGCAGGCGGCGTCGGGCGAGTAGTCGGCGACGTAGAGGATGTTCTCGACGGTCAGGTCGTGTGGGGTGGGTGCGTCATGCGCCATCGTCGGCCTCCAGGGCGTCAGCTAGACGGAGGAGCATCTCGTCCAGCGGGTAGTAGGCCATTTTCACGACCCGTCCGTCGCCCACGGCCCAACGGATCTCGTCAGCGGTCCACACGTCCCCGAGCGCCGCTTCGATGCGGTCGAGCTGGCGGAGTTGGGCCGCAGCAGCACGGAGGAGGTCATCTGATGTCGCATCGGACACGCCGGGAGCAGCGAGGAACACGTCGATCCGCTCAGCGAGGCTGGGGGTGGGTGTCTCCGGGGTCTCAGTCACGGTCGGCCTCCCGCTTGATCGTGATGACGTGGGTGCCGTTGGCGTGAGCGTTCGTGTGGGCCACGTAGCGGTTCCCGGCGCAGATGACCGCGTAGTCGTTGGTTAGAAGCTGCTCTCCAAGCACTTCACCCGACTCCGGGTCGGTCACGGTGATCTTGATCGGCTCGCTCACGCTTCCTCCTCCTCGGCCCCACCCAGCAGCGGGTCTCAGTCACGGTCGGCCTCCTCGATCGGCTCGTAGGTCTGCTCGAAGATGTCCGGCTTGACCGGCCAGTAGTCGCCCGACGGGCCGCGCACGATCCAATCGCCCCGAGATGCCCACACTTGGCCGTGCAGCGTCTCGACGGCGTACTCGTCGTTCTCCGTCTCCGTGCAGCCCTCGCCGTCCACGTCGAAGCCCATGAATGCTCCGACCTGTTCGCAATTGTCATGCGGGAGGTACTGGATCGCCTCGACCACGACGGGCTTCTTGCGGAACCCGCTCACGCTTCCTCCTCGGGGGTGTATCCGGCAGCGATCAGGGCTCGACCGATCACGCCATTGAGGTACGGCGTGTCGGGCTGAGCCATGGTGGCGTAGTAGGCGTCTCGGCACTGCTCCTCGGTGAGGTCGGGGAGGTCGTCCAGTGGGGACTTCCACGGGGGCAACGGAGCGGGCAGGTCGATCGCAGCGCAGGCGTCACAGAGCTTGTCGACGGCGGTGTCCCAGCTCTCCCCTTCACCCGACACCTCTTCCACCGTGAGTCGGACGGTGACGGGGATCAGCCCGTCGTCGGGTTCGTCGGCTCGGGCCTGGTCCTGCTCGATGAGCCGAGCGCCGACCTTGCCTCGGATGCCGGTGTAGCCGTCCTTGGCGCTCTGGCGACAGATGCGGGCCTGCTCCTCGGTGAGGCCGAGGTATCCGGCCAGATCGGTGCGGGGATCGGGGTCGGTCATGTGGTGCTCCTGGTGTCGCGGGTGTGGGGTGGTCACAGGTCGTCTCCGAGCTCGTCGGCGTCGAGGTCGAATGGGTTCGGGATCTCGTCGATGGGCTCCGCCGGCGGAGCGGTCTGCTCGGCAGGGAGGGTGGTCTCAGGAACCGGGAACCGGTCATCGTCGGAGGTCGGTTCCTCGATGCACCGACCGGTTCCCAATTCCCCGGCTACTACGTAGACCGGGGAACCATGGGAACCAGTCGGTTTTGGACTGGTTCCCGACCCCATGGGAACCGGTCGGGAACCATGGGAACCAGTCATGTCATCGAGTGGTGAAATGTCACGAAATGCAGTGATGGAGAAGTGCTCGTGACGCTTCCCGGAGCGCTCGACACGGACCCATTTCTCCTCGACGAGCACCCCGATCGCGGCGACGACGTGCTCTGGGCGATGCTTGACGCCGTCGCGGATGTCACGCTGCGAGGCGCCTGGGTTCTCCTCGAGCCACCGGCTCACCTTCTCCATCAGGTTCGTCGGCCGGAAGGTCGCCGCCGGCGCATGCACCACGACCTCCACGGCTCCGTTCGCCCGGTTCACGATGTCCACCACGGCCACCTGGTGGCTGCGCTGGTGGGTGCCGTGACGGTCCTTCGAGCACGTGAGCTTCAGCTTGCCGTCCTTCTCCTTCGTCGGTGCCGACACGACGTCCACGAGGTACGCGGCGCCGTCGATCGCCGCCAGCTTCCGCTGCGATCCGATGGCGTAGAGGCCCCGACCCTCGGCCGACTTCGTGACGTGATCCACACCCATCACGGCGGCGCCGTTGCGTGCCAACCGGCGCGGCAGGAGTCTGAACCAGCGGGTCACGTCGTCGTCGTCGTTCGGCTTGAAGCCCTCGGCCGCCAGCGACTCACCAATGGAGTCCACGACGACCACGTCCGCTCGCACCGCCTCCAGTCGTGCCATCGTCTGGCCCGCCACGCGGCCCTGGCGGTCGATGAGCGGCCCGTCGGGACGCACGTAGGTGAAGCGCTCCCGCAGCACCTCACGGGGCACTCCGAGGGCCAGGAGGCGACTCACGGCGCTCGAGGGCGTGTCCTCGTAGTCGATGAACATGGCCGTCCCGCCGTCGGCGAGCGTGCTGGCGATGAGGTGCAGGGCGATCCACGTCTTGCCGCCGCCGGGCTCGCCGGCGATGGAGTGGACGCGGCCCGGGTAGATGAGGCCGACGCCGTCGGATCGGGTGAGCAGCGTCGGCACCGGCGGGGCGTAGGACCCGTCGAGGATCGGCCCGATGTCGATGAACTGCCAGTGCACGTCGCCGTCGGGATCCGCGAGCACCAGGTCGGGCAGCTCCTCGAGCGTCCGCTCGGTGAGCTGTTCGACTGCTGCGTGCCACTCCGGGGTGTCGAACGGATCCTCGATCGGCGCACCCCAGCCCTGAGCAGCGAGCGCCGTGGCCGCGGCGGCGTGGTCACCGTCGAACCGGGTCGACGCGAGGTAGCCGAGCTTCGTGTACGTCTGCTCCTCATCGAGGCCAGCGGCACGCATGGATGACGTGAAGACCTTGAGGACGTCGGACCCCTTGTAGCCGGTCGTCGCGGACGTCCCGTCCCGCAGCTCCTTGCCGGGTCGAGTCCAGTGGTGCTCGCCGTCGCGGTCAACGTGGTGGAGCTGCCACCCGTCCCGCTCGAGCAGCTCGCCCCACGTCGTGGACGCCGCCCAGCGGTCGCCGGGACGGTCCGTTGCCGCCACTGCGGTGCGCTCGATGGTCTCGGTCGCCGGCTCGGCGCAGACGAGCTCGAGCAGCCACTCGGGCGCCTCGGCGATGTCGTCGCCCAGGCCGGCGTCCCACTGGTAGACGGTGCCGTTCGGATGCACCGACGGCGGGGCCACGATCTGCCCGCCGTCACCACGGACATCGAGGCCGGGACCGAGACGACGCCCGGCATCGTTGCGGATGTCGCGCCCGTCGGCCGGCCAACGGAACAGGAAGTGGAACCCACCCGACCCGGTGATGCTGGTGCGGGTGTCGGGCAGCATCTCGTAGCGCTGCTCGAGGTCCCGGAAGCTGTCGAAGTCGTCCACGTCGAGCACCCAGAACCCGGACGTCGGCCCCGTGGCGATACCCACGCCGTAGTCGTCGTGTCCGTCCCACCATTCCTTGATCGCGGTGGCGTCGGTGGTGGCCTGTTCAGTCCAGCGGGTGAGCGCGGGTCGCTTCGATCCGGGCAGGATCGGGATCACGCGCCATCCCTGGCGGGCGTAGTCGAGGGCAGCTTCGAGAGTGGTCACACTGGACCGACTTCGTAATCGTGGTGCACCACACCTGCGCTCTCGTCCCCGCGCAAATGGTGCGCCCACCAGTAGGTCCCGGTCATGCGGCCGAACAGCGGCTTTTCAGGTGTGTACGTCTTGAAGTGACCCCGCACCATGTGCAGTGGAACCGCCCCATCGTCCGCTATTTCTGCCCGCCCATCGGGGCGACGCTTCCCCGTGTAAGGGAGCCGGATCACTCGGTATTGAACCGGTTCACCATGTCGCCGACGTATCGCTTTGGTGGTGTGACGCTTTGGCTCTTCCCGCAGTTCGACGTTCTTGCAGTTAGCGAAGACGCACGCCAGCGACGCCTCAAAACAGATCTCTTTAGTATTCTGTCGACGAGTTTCGGTAAAGACCGCAACGGCGATCCCAAGGCGCTCCGCACATCGGCGGTCATAGTCATCAATGATCTCGCCAGTGAGATGCCCAGTCGGCGCCATGCCTGATCCACAGGCGATACCGTCGGAATTGGCGTGCACAATACACCCTTCGGGTTCAATCCTGACCTGGCCCTCGGGTGTCATGGCAAAGGGCTGCATTCGCACAATCCATCCCTCGTTGTCTTCAAGTCGAGTTGACGTGATGGATGCACCCTCGCGTGTAGGTGCGAACGTGTTCTGCGGGATGTCCTCGGCAGGGGTGACCGATGGACACCGCCACTCCATGAAGGTCTTAGGGAATGGAGGGATACACGGGCCCAGGTCCGCCATGTTGTATTGAACACCAGGGGGCTGCGAGTGCCACCAGTCATGGACTTCCTGAATATCCATCGGTACGGCATCGCCCATGGAGTGAATTGGGATCTCCCCATCGTTGGTCGAGACCTTGCCATTGCGGATTACGGAGTCGTAGATCCTCATCGTTCGCTCGCGATGATCAGGCAGCGATACATGAGACGGATGGAAGCCGACCCGGTGACGCGCTTCCCGCTGTTGCACTCGGCGCACATGGGGGCGAGGTTCAGGTCGGATTCGATGAGCTCGTCGAGGAACCCGAGTTGGTCGGCGTCCTCACGACTGATGAGGTGATCGATCTGGAGATCCACATCCGTGCGATGACATGACACGCAGGCGTGACCGTGGGCGTCGAGGATGCGGTACCGCCGGCTCGGGCTGATGTCCGGCCGGCTGGCGAGCGTGACGGGCGCGAGCCCCAGTTCGATGCGCGGGGCGTTGTAGCAGTGCCGGTCGCAGTTGGCGCACCGGACCACGTCCTGCATGCTCTTGCGCGTCACGGTGCCGCGCTCTTCGCCGCAACGGGTGCAGGGGGCTCGCATGGTGATCGAGGCAGGAGGGGTGGCAGCCCCTCCTGCCTCCACATCGAGGGTCATCTAGAACGGATCGCCCATCTCGGCGACGGGCGTGCTGATGAGCGGCTGCGGCTGCTCGTACCAGTCGGGCACGCCGGGACCCTTCGTCCACTGCGCCTTGTACTCCGCCTGGCGGTTGTCCTGCGGCGGGTCTTCGGTGACCTTGATGGCGAGCGTGTCGCCGATCTCCGCGGTGGCCTTCGCCTCCTTCAGCGCGTCGAGGATGGCGAAGTAGGCACCCTCGTTGGCATCGAACTTCCGCACCCCGCGGTCGTCGTCGATGTCCGCGTCGCGCAGTTCGGTGATCAGCGTGAAGACCCGGGACTTGCGGGGCTTGCCCGTCTTGCGGGACAGGACCACCTCCCCTTCGTAGGTGCGGTCCCGCGTCTCGACGTCGACCACGATCCCCTTGAGGGTTCCGTGCGCCTTGCGGTTGAGCTTCACCCAGGTCCCGCCGCTGGAGGCGAGATCCTGATTCAGTTCGTTCAGCATGTGTGCGTGTGCTCCTTGTGTGTGTGGTGGTGTTCACGCCGCGACGATGAGCCGGGGCGAGCCGTCGTCCGAGAAGGTCAGACGTGCGGAGTTGGCGATGCGGACGAGCCGCCGCGCCTGGTCGATGGTGAGGGTGCCGATCAGGCCGCCGACGGCCATCACTGGCTGGTGGGCGTCGTCGCCGATGACCATGGCGAGCGCCGCTCGAGCGACTGCGTCCTCGACCTTGAAGTCATCCGCGCCGGCGCACAGGTGCTCGGCGAGGTCGACGGCGACGTAGCTCAGGGCGTAGCGCCGCTCGGTGGAGAACTTGTCCTCGATCCCGATGCGCCAGTCGACGTGCGCCCGTGCCGCATCGCGGACCCAGCGGCCGACGGTGGCGGCGACCGCCTTGTTCGACTTCGCCCGCTCGAGGAGCGCGACGACCTTCACCAGGTCCGCCGGTCCGCCCTCCGGCGCCGTCTTCGGCGTCGTCGGCGCAGCGTCGGGGTTGACGGGCTCGATGCGACGCGATCCCCGCGCCTTCGGCGGGTCCTTCACCTCGCGGGGCGTGAACAGGTTCTTGCGGTAGTTCCACGACTTCGCCTCGGCGGCGAGCTGCGCTGCCTCCCACCCGGCCTTGATGTCGACGTCGACGACGGTGCAGGTGGCCGTGCCGTACGGAAGGTGGACGACGAGCCCGATGTCGGAGTCCATCGGTGGCAGGTCGGACCGCTTGTCAGTGTGGATGTCGTAGGCCGCGGCGTGGCGGTAGATGGCGAGCTGCACCGCGATGCCGACCTGCGCCAGGTCGATCGACTGGCCCGTCTTGAGGTCCGACAGGTAGCGGCTGAGGACGATGTCGAACGTGCCGGCGCAGCGGACGATGTCGTTGACGACCTTCAGCTCCACCATGCCGGGGACGACCGTGAGGCCGTGACGGGCGAGCTCGGCGAGGTACGCCTCGGCGTCGGCCCGAAACACCGCCGGCACGTCGTCGATCGTCCACTCGCCCTTGTTCAGCCGCTCGACGACCTTGTGCAGTTCGGTGCCGAGGTCGGCAGACTCGGTGCCCTTCGCCGCCACGAGTGCCTGCTCGGCGAGCTTGTCGAGGTCCTTCTTGTCCTTCTTCGGATCGAGGTTGGCGATCTTGGCGGCGATGCCGGGCGTGATGGCGACGCCGTAGGCGACGGTGCGCTTCGCCCACAGGTCGAGGTGGTAGGTGTCCTCGAGCGGCTTGCCGGCGGAGGACGGACGTCGGTACGTGGTGTCCTTGCCGGTCGTCGGGTGCTTGACGATGGGGGCGCCGGACCCGTGGGTCTCGTTCGGGTTGCCCTTGTCCTTCTTGCACCAGGTGCAGTTGCAGCCCTTGCGTCGGAAGTCGTCGACGTCGGTCAGGTACTCGAGGTCTGCGATCGTCATGCTGCACCTCGGTCGGCATCGGACCTGTCCACGAATGCGTTGAATCGCTCGGCAAGTGGCTTGGGCTTTGGCCCCTTGGGTGCTGTCACGTCGTCTCCTTCAGTTGGTACTCAGTGGGTGTGCAGCCGTTGCCGACGCGGATCTCGACGACGTCGCTGCGCGACAGGCGGTAGAGCCGTCGGCGTGCCGACTCGCGGGTGATGCCGAGCCGGGCGGCGAGTTGCTGGGCGGTCCACCAGGTGCCGTCGTTCATGGCGTCGATCGTCTCGGCGGTGGCGCTGCTGCGTGGCCCGCGTCGTGACGCCCGGACGCCGACGTACTGGCCGCCCCACACGCCGTCGGGCTCGTTGGCGCCGTAGTCGGCGCACTCGGAGCGGACCGGGCAGCGGGCGCACAGCGGCATCGCCGATGCGGTGTCGCGGCCCTTGCCCACGTCCCCGACGGGGAACATGACGTCCGTCATGCCCCGGCACGCTGCCCGTGCGTGCCACGCCGGGCGGAGGGTCTCGATCAGCTCGAGGAGTTCCTCGGCGCTCGTCGGGCGGTCCGCCCCCCGGTTGACCGCGATGACGGCTTGGTCGAGTGGACGGACGGTCATGATGCGATCGCCTCCGCGTCAGGCTTCGGGTATGGGGTCGAGACCAGGCCGAGCCGCTTCGCCTTCTGGCGACCAGACCGGTTCAACGCCCGCCAGTACAGGTGTTTGCCGTCGTCGTAATGCGGGACGGCATCAATGCCTCGTTCGTTCAACTTGGTCGGCGATTGCGTGCCGTAGGCATTGTTCGCCATCCGACCCGGGACGAACTTCCCGCCGATCACCACGCCGTCCATGCGCCGTTCGCGTTGGCCGTGGTAGGTCCACGATGCCGCCTGATAGATGCCCCCGTGATGGCCGACGGTGGCGTCGGCGAACGACACGACGAGGTCGCAGACCTTCAATCGACGAACCCACCGTGTTGTCTCGGACACCAGACCCGACAACGGGGCGTCACATTCCGGGGTGCGGACCAACCGGATCAGCTCGATGACTTCCTCTGACCAACGGGTCGGCGGGTGCGAGAACATGCACGCCGCCACCATCGGACCCGAGTCGCCGAACAGTCCGCCCGACTCATGCCACGATCCACACACGACGACGGCCGACGGCTTCCGTTGGCTGTAGTGGTGCGCCATGACAAGGGCTCGCGCCTCGTCCATCTGACCGAGTTGGAAGTGATAGTCACTCACAGCGTCTCCCGGTGGTAGGTGGCCCACTGCTCAGGGGTGAGCACGACGCGCCAGGCGCCGCCACGGAACCGCACCCACGTACAGGCGAAGGTGGCCCCGGCGTTGACCCGCTGGGCCTCGGCGCCGGTCGGCTTCTCGCGGACAGCGCGGGCGACGTCGCCCCAGTTCGCGACCTGCACCACCGTCGCGGGCACGCCATCGATGTCGCCGGTGTCGTCGGCTCGGCCGGCGCCGAGCTTGCGGCGGGCCGGGTGACCGGTCAGCTCCGCGATCAGCTGGGCGCACTCCTCTCAGCCGCGTCGCCTTTTTGCTTGGAGGAGTTGGTCACAGGGGGAGCACCTCCTGGGCGCTCATCGCCTTCCACGCAGCCTGTTGAGCCGGGGTGCAGGCGGTGACGGTGAGCGCCGTCAGGGCGGCGAGGATGGCGACGGTGCGGGTCACGATGCGACCTCGTCGTCGATCAGGTCGAACAGCGTCGGCATGTCGACCTGACGCTCGGCCGCCTGCAGGTACTTCACCCCATCCAAGAAGTAGCCCGGGTTCAACTCTGCGGCACGACCACGGCGACCCATCAGAATCGACCGATAGGGCACCGTGAACAGTCCGCCGAACGGGTCGAACACCAGCTCTCCGGGATTGGAGTACCGCTCGATCAGACGGTCGACGATGTCGAACTGCAGCGGGCAGACGTGCATCGCCTGGCGCTTCCGTGACTGCTCCGTGTTGAGCGTCACCATGCGGTTGACGTCGGTCCACACGTCGGGATGCCAGCTCTTCGGTTCCAACAGCATGAACGTCGCCGGTAACTGCAGCGGTCCGAGCTCGTCGATCGCTTCACCGATCGCCACATGGCTCCGCCAGTCGTAGACATCGGTCTGACAGACGTTCGCCCACAGCGTCATCTGCTGCTCGGTGTCGAGCGCAACCCACTCTTCGGGAGTCAGATGCCGGTCGCCGGATGAGCGCCAGTAGCCGTGAGCGTCGACCTGCCAACGGGCCCGCGAGTAGACGTCCTTGTCGTGGGTGACCGGGACATCTGCGTAGCCCTTCGACCGGTCGGTCTGCGGCTTGCGGAACAGGAGGATGTACTCCGGGGAACCGACCCCCATCTTGGTGCCGTCCTTGCACATCTCGGACCAGCCGAGCCGGTAGCTCTGGTTGTTCTCCCTCACCACGTCGGTGGTGACGGTGATCATTCCCATGTAGTCGAAGCCGTGGCGGCGGCCATGCATGAGCGCTTCGGCGTGGAACGGTGAGACCGTCGACGAGCCGGCGCCAGTGACGTTGCCGAACAGAATCCGATCCTTCACATGGCAGCAGTAGATGCGGCCTGGTCGCAGCACACGGAGCAGCTGCGGAGTGAGGAAGTCCATCTGTGCCCAGAAGTGATCGTTGCTGTCCGTGTGGCCGAAGTCGTTGTACGACGGCGTGTATTCGTAGTGATTGCTGAACGGGATCGACGTCACGATCAGGTCGACGGAGTCGGTGTCCATCGACGTCGTCTCGATCACGCAATCGTTGTTCGCCACTTGCCAGTTCTCACCCCGCACTTCGACACGCTCGACGCCGATCGAGCGAATGAGCTGCTCGTTCACGCCGACGTTGTTCAGTCCATGTTCACGGATCAAGTTCGACATAATGCCGGTCATCTCTCGGTGCCTCTCCCACTTCTCGTTGATGATCTCGACGACCGACTGTTCGGTGTCGGTGTGCACGATGTGCACAGAACACGGTCGGGTCTGACCGAACCGATAGATGCGATGCGTCGCCTGTATGACGTCGTTGAACTTGAAGGTGAGCCCGACGAAGATCGCCCGGTTGCACTGCTGCAAGTTCAGGCCCTGCCCGAGCTGCACCGGCTTGCCGATGAGCGCCGTCGTTTCGCCCGCCTTCCATGCGGCGATGCGTCGCTCGGACTCATCGATGGAGAGGGACCCATGCACTGACGACCAAGTGATGTCAGCAGCGGTGAGCGCCTTCTCGATCGCCCGCTGCTCGTCGTTCAGGTCGCACCAGAGGACGACCTGCTCCCCGGGGTGCTCGGCGACGAGACGCATCATCTCTGCCACCCGAAGGTCGATCGTGTCGCGCTTCTCCGCCGCTGCGGACTCGACGCCGAGCGACTCGACGACGGCCATGCGGCCCTGGCCGTCGCGGTCTTCTTTCAGGATCCGTGACGGGTCGGTGGTGACCTGATGGAACTCGATCGACAGGTCGGGCAGCTGGTAGCCGTCGTTGGGGTAGCCGAGGTCGGCAGGCGACTGCAGGAACACTGCCCAGCTCGACAACCAGAGCCAGAACTCTGCTTCCTTGTGCGGGTACAGCGTCAGGTTGTTCGCCTTGGTGCTGTCCCGCTGAAAGAAACGGGTCAGCGCCTGACCGGTGTCCATCACGCCGAGGAAACCGGCGTAATGGATCAGTTCCTTGTACCGGTTCGGTGACGGCGTCGCCGTCGCCACAAACCGGTATTGCGTGTGCTCGAACAGCTGCAGGAACGAGATGTAGGTCTTGGAGCCGAACGAACGGAGCACGCTCGCTTCGTCGAGCGAGACGGCGGTGAACAAGCTGACGTCGAGCTTGCCGTCGCGCACGGATTCGTAGTTGGTGATGTAGATGCCGGGCCCGTCGATCTCGTCGGTGCGCCGGACGAACGTGATGTCGATGCCGAGCAGCTCGGCGTCGTGAACGAACTCAGCGCGGACTCCGAGCGGGCATATGACCAGGGCTCGGGCATCTGTCGGGGTGACGAGACGCAGCGTTTCGAGCTGCATGACCGACTTGCCGAGGCCGAAGGCGGCGAAGATCGCTCGGCGTCCGCCTCGCACGGCCCACTCGACGATGGCCCGCTGGTGCGGGAACAGCATCGGGTGAATGTCGCCGGCTTCGATCGGTGTCCCCTGCTCGGCAGGCACCGGCGCCTTCGCCTCGAGGAATTGGCGGTACCGACTCATCGCCGGCTCCGGATCGGCAGCGGCCGCAACTGGGCGAGCTCATGGGTGCGGGTCCGCAGGCGGCGCCGGGACAGCACCGGCCGCAACGCCTGCACCGTCCACACGGTCAGGAACACGGCGATCGGGGCGAGCATGGCGACCTGGGCGAGACGAGAGAGGACGGCGCTCACGACGCTGCGTCCTCGACCAGGAGCGCATACGTGTGCCCGTGGTTGAACTTCAGCCACGATTCAGGAGAGGCGCCACAGCACGACACGCTGACCGTCGACCACTTGCCGTCCAGCACTCCGTGACGCCGGACCCATGTGACCACCTCGTCGAGGGTCATCGCATGGTTGGCGGTTCCGAGCTTGGCGATACCGCAGAACTTGCTGTGCACTCGGCCGGACTTGGTCTGCACGAAGTTCGTCATCTCGCTCACGAGACCCTCCGTTCGCCGTTCGCCGGATGGTCACGGCGCTCCGGTTGCGGCCGGTCCGTCCCGCGCATCGCAGCGCCGACCAGCACCGCCACGGCGACAGAGACGGCGAGGAAGCCGAGGACGATAAGCGCCCAGTCGAGGGCGGTCACGACACGCCATCCCGAACGATCAGCCCTGAGTCGTTGACCCGGTACCCGGCCGGGAGCCTTGTCCACTCGTTGCCGGTGGCGCCCCTGAGGTAGGCGCCCCTGAGGTTGGCGTCCCCGAGGTTGGCGCCCCCGAGGTAGGCGCCCCCGAGGTAGGCGCCCCTGAGGTCGGCGCCCCTGAGGTTGGCGCCCCCGAGGTAGGCGTCCCTGAGGTCGGCGCCCCTGAGGTCGGCGCCCCTGAGGTCGGCGCCCCTGAGGTCGGCGCCCCTGAGGTCGGCGCCCCCGAGGTCGGCGCCCCCGAGGTTGGCGCCCCTGAGGTTGGCGCCCCTGAGGTTGGCGCCCCTGAGGTCATCCGCTGCGATCGCCCACAGGACGAGCTGCACCGGGTCGATCGGATCCGGGTGGACGTACAGGCGTCGGACCCGGACCTTGGAGCCATCGGTGCCGACGACGTCGTCGGGCAGGTAGCCGACAAGCAGCATGACGCTGTTGCCGAGGCGTCGCCCGCCGGACTGGGCGGCCGGCACGGTGAGCGCCACGCAGAGGCCGTCGCCGGGTGCCGCTGGGCATTCGCCCTTGTGGTCGAGGATCGGGCCGGTGGCCTCGTTCCAGGCGTCGAGTTGGTACCGGTACCTGCCCGCTTCGGGGTGGTGGGTGCAGAGGTCGAGCCCGACGAACTTGAAGCCGGTCTCCATGCGGTCGAGCTGCTTGGTGGTGGGTCGGCGGGTCACGACGGGACCGTCTTGTCGTTGACCGTCCCGGGGATGTGATCCATCGACTCGCCGAGCTGACGCATCTCGACCAGGCGGACGGCGTCACGGATGCCTTCGGCGAACGCCAGCAGCTCGGCGGCGGTCCCGGTCACCTGCAGCACGTGGGGCGAATACTCGCCTTCGGAGGCGAACACGGAGAACTCGGCTCCGGGTTCCGGTGTACGGGACTGCGGCCGCACTACGGGCAGTGCGTCGATGGCGGTGAAGTGGTGCATGTACGATTCCTCCTTGTCGGTGCCCACCGCTGGTCCTCTGCCGGGGATGCGGTGGGCGCTTGGCTGTACGGGGTTCGGCCGCCCCGTCACCCACCCGGTGGAGGTGGGATCGAAGGGCTGGGAGTGGCCTTCGATGCGGGTCCGGGGCGGCCGGTCGGACCCCCGCTCGACCCGGGCAGAGGGGCACACGGGGAGCGGGGATCCGACGAGCCCTCCGGGGGAGGGAAGGGGGTCAGGGCGGCGGGTGCCGGTCCTTGTTGCGAGCCCACAGGGCGATCGCCACGAAGATGACGGCGCAGACGATGCAGACGATGACCTCGACGACGGTCACGACGCCGCCTCAGCACGCTCAGCAGCGAGCCACCTGCGAATCATGTCCCGGGACACGTCGATGCCGAATTCAGCGGCGAGCGTCGCAGCGATGTGCTGGTAAGTGCAGCGGCTTGCTCCTAGCTCCGCTATCCGCCTTCCGATGGTTCCGCCAGCCACGGCATCGGCCGCTACAAGAGTCGGTGGGTGCTTCATTGGTTGCACAGTCTGTGCGGACCGCACACTCTGTGTCAAGTATCAATCGAGTGAACCGAACGCATCTTGCGCTGATCGGGTGATGCCCGCGCAGCCTGCCCGTAGCTGCACCTGACCCTGGGACGCGAAGAAGCCCCGCCACCCGTGAAGGGCGGCGGGGCTCCGAGTTCTAGGTTCGCGACATGAAGATCGCCGCGATGGTCGTCTAGCCGGTCACGGCTTGGTCGTCGTGTTCACGGCCGCGAGGCCGACGCCGAGGACGGCGGCGGCGAGGCCGACCCACACGGCGGCGGTGGCTTCGTCGAGGACGCCGTAGGCGATGAGGACGGGGATGGCGGCGACGAGGATGCGGTAGATCC